TTTATTTAATTCTTTTAAAAATTTAACTATTGATTCATCTTTAGAAACCTCCACTGTTTCAAGCGATTCAGGTGCTGTTACGGTCTGAGTGCTTTTAATTGCTTCAATTTCTTCAAGTATAAAATTTTTGGTAAACTCTAACTGTAACTCCAATAATGGAAACATCTCATCTGTAAACGTTCCCTTTTTTAGTGCCTTAGTTAGTTTCTGCATTCTTTCAAATGCTGTAATAATGTTATTGTCAAAATGGCTTTTGTACAACGACTTCAACTCTAATGTTGGTGTTTCTGGATTTGCACCCCAAACCACTGTTGAACCTTCGTACAATTTAGCTTCTGTTATTGAAGTGTATTCTGTTCCATCTCCTGACTTCTTGGTTTCCCATTTGTCTTTTGGCACTGAAAACATTACTGAATGTTGGGAAACTAAACCTGCTTGATATAATTTTAAAATATCATTGCCATGCGTTGTATCTACTATCTTGGAAGTCATTTTTAAGCCAAATGAATCTTCTTCAAATTCGGGCTTTGATAAAACAAATTCGGGTGAAGGTCTATGATTGCTTAAATGGAAAAGTTCATCTGTTCCGCTTTTGCCTCTGGCATTAATGGATCTGGTGTACGCTCCTTTCATTATCATATCACCATCCAAGTCTATATTACCAAACTTAGACACATAGGCTACTACTGTCCGCCCTGATAAATCAAGAATATCGCCATTTATACCTTTACTTTTCATTTGTGCAAAAAAAAATATTTACACAAAAAACGACAAAAGGAATAGTTTAATTTGTGTAGCGATTCCTAAATAGCTATTTTTGTACTTTAAGTTTTCTTAAAAGTATGACCCAAGAAGAAAGAGAAGATAAAACTGTGACATCCCAGCAGGTTGCTGATTATTTCGACATTGCCATTAATACGGCAAAACGCTACTGTAAAAATGCAAGGTTGCACTATGGAAAGAACCCGAAAGAAATGGTAACTCTTGGGCAAGTGAAAAGAAGTAATAGGTTGGAAAAATAGTTTTAATTGTTAAGGTAAATTTAATAACTACTGACTTTGTCGGTAGTTTTTTTTGTGCATTAAAAAAACGATTAATTTAAAATTATTTTTAACAGCAGTCCTTTGAGTAGATTTCTAAGGTAATTCAAAACACTTGGTCTTTCAGTTATTGCCTGTTCCTCTTCCGTAGGTGCTATTGGTATGTAATGAACGCTACACCTGCAATTCACAATATTTGAAGCCCCAGCACCATGCTTTGGGTCTGCTGGGTATTCCATGTATTCACCACCGACTAAAAACAATTCATTCTTTGGTATTGCAGGCTTACCCATCATTGCTCCATGCTCTGGTCTTTCCCTGCCATCAAGTCGTGGAATCCAAATTTTATTTTGTTTAAATGGGATTCCGTTTGATAATACTTTGGTGGACTTACTATTGGCGTGTGTGGTTTCCGTTCGTGCTATCCGTAACGCTCGCATTTTTGAAATAGTGCCTTCTGTAACTTTTTTGATGTTTCGGGCTATCTGGTCTTTGGTTAGGTTTAACGCCAAACCATCTTCAATTTCTTTTTTAATTAACGCTCGGGTGTAATCATTGATTTTTACAATGTTTGCACCAAGCCCCATCTTTTTAGCTTCGTCTGCTGTCTGTGCAATTATCTCTTCACTTCTGAAACCAATATTAATATCTTGGATTGCATCTTTGTTTAATTTGCCCCCAACCTGTTTAATCATTATTTTAAGGTTAGAAACTAATAAGCTGGTCATTGCCTGTAAATAAAACTCTTCATACGCCTTTGCGATTGGCTCTGTATCTAAAAGCACATTCAAAGAAAATAATGTGTCCATTACGCCCCTCTGTTCGTAATATGGCATTACTCTTTCGGCTGATTCTTTTAAAGCATTGTAAAAGATTTTATAACCTTTTTTTTCTACCTTAATAAGTTCCCTTTGAATTGCCTTTGATAATAATACTTTCTCTTGCTTGGTCATAGATTTAAGTTAGAACCTTGTACCTGTGGCAAATCAAACATAATATCATCAAGAATCTTTTTGCTACCGGAAACTAAAATCTTGTCCGCATTTTCACCTGTATAGGCATCGTACTTGATTACATCTCTGATTTCATTAATAGTTACCGATTCTGTTTTCATCAATCTTTCAGCAACCTTAAACAGTTCCTCGTACATCTCGGGAAACTCTGTGTAATCAAAATCAATGTAAAGGTCTTCGCCATAACTTGGACACAACCACGAATTTAATCCGTTCTTTAATGCTTCAAGTTCTGGTATTACGCCATCTGTTACGCTTGAAACTTTGCCTTGCTGCATTGTGTCGTAACTTGCCGATTCGTGGTCATTAAGAACCACCATTGAGTTTACATGAAACAAACTGCACCAAGCTTTATCATCAACCAACTTTGATGCAAGTATATTTAAATCGATTGGACTTAAACCAAGGTCAAGTGAGCCCAAAGGTATAGAGTTTAACGCTATGCCTCCATTCCCTGCTTCCTTAATAGTTTTCCTTAGCTTTTCGTTTGCGTTGCTCTCTTGGCTATCGCTCGGCATACTTATAGAACTAAGCTGGTCTGGTGTAAGGTTCGGGAATACTATTTTCTTTGCACCCCTGTTCTGCATCGTTTCTGTTTCTGCGTCTAAGGCATCCGAAGATTTCTGTAATAGCTTTCGGGCTGACTTAAATATTGAAGTACCATCAAAACCGCCAGCAACTGGTGAAAAGGTTTTAATTACACAAACTTCTTCTGTCGCTATCTTATTAAGCGGTTGCCTCTTGTCTGCATAGTTAGCTATTACTGTCGCTCCCTCTCCTGATTCAGAAATTATGTGCTGTGCTGGAAGTAAGTATATCTGCTGAAATCCTTTTGTTCTCACGCTGTTTTCTACCCTTGAACCTTTTATAAAACATCTACCTACAAACTTTTTGTAAACTAAATACCCATAAACAAACTCATCCCAGTTTTGTGTCGGGTTTGGTTTATTTAGCAATTCAACCAGCGGGTGATCTTCTAACTCTAATTTTTCAAAAGCTTTTTTCTTTAGCTCATTAATTTTTGCAATATTCTTGACATTAAAATTAGATTGATAAGCTTTGTATTGCTTTAATGCAGTCTTGTTCTTTATCCTGTACACTATCGGGCTAACTGATGCCATTTTACGCCCTACCCAGTCTGTAATTGTAAAAATTACATGATTGCCTAAAAATCCTTGGTCAATATAAACTTGAGTTTCGTCTCCGAAATAAACCAAAGGTCTATACCCGCCAAAATCTCCGTTATAAACAATTTTGACCACTTGCGGGTCTTGCACCTCAATAGCCTTCTTTCTATTTAACCCTAACCACTTTAAAGCCCCCATAATTAATGTTTTAAATGCAAATGTATAATTATTTTATGAAATATCCCAAAGGTTGAATTTTGGAACGCTTAAACCTTCACAGGCATACCTCAATGCATCAATCCCATGATTATAAGCATCAATCGGTTTATTTAATTTATTGCCTGCTTTATCAGCATCCCATGTGTAGTTCCTAAACTCCTTTATTAAATTAACGCTCTTAGACGTTATTAATATATCATGCTGTTGTAATATATCAATTCCATGATTAATCGAATCCTTGCCCTTGTTTGCCGCCTTAATATAAATACCTGCTCGCTTTATTTCCTCAATACTTTTCGGCTCTGCACTATCCGCCGTAATGTAAACGGTTTTATCTTCCAAACCTTTGCAATGCCTTATTATATCAGAATTAAGTAAACCTGTTTGATATATTAACTCATCAATAATTAATTTGTTGTCGTACCGGTAAACTGCTACTAATGTTGTCGGATCATTTGTAAAACCAAAGTCCATGCCGTAACTGAATAGCTTTGCTTCTTTTGGTATAGAATCAATTTGCTGCCAGTTGCTAAATATTACGCCATCCATACTGCCCACCAAACCAAGCCCATAAACATTCCACCAGTTCTCCCAATACTTTGAAGTCTTAGCTTTGTCCCGGGCTTTCTCTATTTGAGTTATAATAGACTGGTCTAATGCTTCATTATCTTTGTAGGTTAATATAATAAAGTCCACGTCCTTATCCTGCATCAATTCCGTATGCACCCAAAACTCATTACTTGGATTGTAATCCAAATAAATAAACTTTGAAGTCCTTATGCTTAATTGCAGGTAAGCATCAAAAGGAACATTATTACATTCGTTAATAAACAAAACGTGCCTTCTTGCTCCTCTTAACTTGTCGGGCTGGTCAACGCTAAAAAATTCGATATATGATCCGTTGGCAAACTTGTACTTCATGTCAGACTTATTAAAACTTGCATCATTCCAGTTTCCTGTCATCTGCATAATTTTAACAAAATCTTTTATTGCACCTCTTTTTAAATGTGGTATGGATTCAGAAACTATTGATATTTCCGAGTTTGGTTTTACACTTGCATAAGTTATTAGCATCGGAATAATGCTAAATGTCTTTGATGCGGAGGTTCCGCCCTGTACTACCCTTATTCTTTTTCTAAGGCTGGCAATTTTAATCTGTGCTGTTGTCCTCTGTAACATCTAAGTCCAAGCCGTTAAAGATTGGTGTTTCGAATTTTTCTACTGCTTGGTGTGTCATTGATAGCTTTCGAAGTTCCTCTGGGCTTGCAATCAATTTCATTAACGCCAACTGTAAAGCTGGAGCGTTTGATTTGTACCATTTAGACCTCATTGAAACTTTTAACTCTGTTCGGTTGCGTTCTAACTCCTCAACCATCTTTTTATAGTAGTTCGATTCGTTTGGAAAATGC